AACTTCAACATTGCTGCATCTGTTAAAACTTGTGAATGGATAAAGAAAAAAGAACTTGCAAAAGTGAATCTTGAGTTTAAGAATAAGATTCAAGATAATATTAATAAATTTGACGATGTTTTAGCTCGCAAGTAAGCGCAGCAACTCGTTTGTAAATTTTTTGTTGTATTTTTAAAGGAGAAAAAAAATGGACAAACTAAAGAAAAGACTTGCAGAGATTGTTGCATCTTTAAAAGAGTTTCAAGCTCTTGAAGGTCTAACTGTTGAGCAAACAGAATCAGTAAAAGCTTTAACTACAGAGGCGAACACAATCAACTCTCAAATTGAGGCACAAAACAGTATTTCAAATGTTTTAAACATTTCTACTGAGCCAGTTGTTAAAACTAAAAAAACAACTACGACTGCAACTGCAGGAACTCCTAGAAAGATTGAAAATGGTAATCACGGTTTTAATGACATTGGTGACTTTTTCATGGCAATTAAGAGTGATCCAAGAGGCGTTAAAAACGAAAACCTTAAGATCCTTGCTTCTCAAAAAGAGAAAGTTGGTGAAGATGGTGGTTTTTTAGTTCCAGACGATATGCTTGGAAGTATTGAGAAAAAAGTTAATGGTGACGAAAGTTTACTTTCAAGATGTCGTCAATTAAAAACAAAAGGTAATAGAATTACTGTTCCTGTTGATGAAACTGCTCCTTGGTCTGGAAATGGATCAAACTTCGAAGCCTACTGGGTTGGTGAAGAGCAAACTTCTAACGAGTCTCAAAAGAAACTTGGCGAAGCAGATATTAAACTTCACAAATTAATGGCAAAAATCAGTGTTACTGATGAAATGCTTGAAGATGCACCACTTATTGAATCAATGATTATGAGTGATGTTCCAGAAGTTATCATGGCAAGAATTAACAGTGCTATTATTTCTGGTTCTGGTGTTAAAATGCCAAAAGGTATTATTAATTCTGGATTTGGTTATGAAGTTGCTAAAGAATCTGCTCAAACTGCAGACACAATTAACTTTGAAAACCTTAAGAAGCTTTATACACATGCCCTTCCAAGAGCGAAGAAAAATGGTGTATTTATCTATAATGTTGCCTGTGAAGAGCAATTAATTGGTATGCAATTAGGATCAGATCCTTCAAGCCCATCAATTTATCTTCCAAACAACTCTATCTCTGGTGCTCCTTTTGGAACGCTTTGGGGTAAAGCAGTATATCCAATGGCCGGTGCTATGCCAGCTCTAGGTGATTCTGGAGATATCATGTTCGTTGACCTTTCTTACTACTATGCTGCAGTTAAAGCCGCTGGTATCAAGAAAAGAATGTCTGTTCATGCTTTATGGGACGAAGATAAAACTTCTTATAAATTCTCATTTAGAATGGGTGGTCAGTGTCCGTTTACACAACCTGCTGAGTCTGAGTTTGGTAATTATAAACTATCTGGTCTACTTAGATTACAAGAAAGAGCGTAATAGCTTAATAGGAGATTAAAATGAAATTATTTTCAGAAGAAATAAGAGCAAAAAACGGTGGTATCATTGAGGATATCGCTGCAGGTGTTGAGTCTGACAGACTTTCACTAAAGGATTCTAATAAAGTATCTATCGTTGTTAAGTTAGCTGTTGGGTCTGGAACGACTTTTTCAATGACGCTTAGACAGCATGATGCTGCTACGTCTGGAACAAGTGCAGACTTAATTTCTAGCGTGCCTGTTTATCACAAGGCAGATGCGGATGCAGATTTTATTAGACTTGATCCGACTACGGCAACAATTGCAATCAGTGAAGTTGACACTTTAGCTGGCCATGTAATTGTTGAAGTTTATCAAAATGATCTAGCATATGGTTTTGACTATGTTTCACTAGTCCTTGCGGCTCCAGGTGCAGCAAGAGTTGCTTCTGTTGATTACATGATTGACACAAAAAACAAACCTGCTTACAAATCTTAATTAATTTAAAAGGTCACGCCCCTCAAATGAGGGGCTTTCTTTTAAGGATGACGCTATGAAGAATAAAATTAATATCTTACATTTTAACTATGAGACTGAGTTTAATGGAAAGAAATATAAAAAAGGTTATGCATATAAGCTCGATATGAGCGAAGTCGATATTAAACGCCTTCTTAGAATGGGTTGTATTTATGCTGGAAAAGATGCAAAATACTATAAAGAAGAAGTAAAACCTGCACAAGTTAAAAAGGTAGTTGAAGAAAAACCTACTGAAATTAAGAAACAGGAAGTAGAAAAAGATGTCGATAATAAAAATATTGAACAAGCAAAGGTACAAACAGGATCAACCGACAGCACCAAGTCTTTTAAATAGATTTATATACGGAAACTCTGTTACTGAAAGCACTTCACTTGAGGTAGCGGCTTTTTATCGTGGTATATTTTTTATTGCGTCCCAGGTTGCAAAAATGCCATGGGACATAAAGACTTTTGATAATGTAGTTGTTAATGCCAACAATGATATATATGACCTATTAAACATAGCTCCGAACAATGAAATGAGTTCGTTTAACTGGAAGTTGTTATGTACCCAAACTGCAATTCTTGAAGGTAACTGTTTTAACGAAATAGTTAGAGATAGAACTGGAAAAATTCATTCTTTAATTCCAATAATAAATCATGACGTTTGCATGGTTAGAGATCAAAAAGGTGAACTGTTTTATCAATTAAGCAACACTATCGATAATGATGTTGTTTATCTCAGAAAAGACGAAGTACTTCACTTTAGGAATTTGCATACAGAAGATGGCATCAATGGGATGTCTATAATTAATTATGCCAACAAAGCTCTTGGAGTTGCAAAAGGTGCCGATCACATGGCCGGTAACATTTTTGGAAATGGCGGTCTTCCTTCTGGTGTTCTTGAAACCGAAAAGATTTTAAATGAAGATGTAATTGAAAGATTAAAAGAAGAATGGAAAAGCAAGTTCGGTGGTAATAAAGCTGGTGGTGTTGCCGTTCTCGAAGAGGGCATGAAGTTTAATCCAATTAACTTTGCTCCAGATGTATTACAATTCCTTGACTCTAGAAAATTCTCTGTAGTTGAGATTGCTAGATTCTTGGGTGTACCACCATCAAAGCTATACGTATTAGAAGCTCAAAGCTATAACAATATTGAACATTCAAACCTTGAAGTATCAAATGACACCATCGACGTATGGGCCAAAAACTTTGAGGGCGAAGTTAACATGAAGCTGTTAGACAGTAAAAAGTCTAAATTAAAAAGTGACATGGATCTATATGCTATTAATAGAGGTGACATGGACAAAAGGTCTAGTTACTTTACAAAGATGATTGCAAGTGGTTCTATGTCTCCAAACGAAATAAGAAGAAAAGAAGGAATGGCAATTTATGAAGGTGGTGACGAGTATTATATCTCGACGAACAATCTCACTCCAATTTCAAGACAAGATGAAATCATAGATTCTCAAATAAAAGAAAAAGAAGATAAAAGTAAAGAAGAAGATGCTAATGGTGAACTAACGAAAGCCTTGGCAAATAAAATTAACAAGAAATAACTAAACTCGTAAAAACACGCAGTAGGTTAAATGAACTTAAAAGAGATATACGCTCTTGTCGATTATCTTGTCGAGGAGAGACTTAATCAAGTAGATTTACCAAAAGGGATTAAAGGTTCTCGTGGGCCTAGAGGTTTCGATGGCCAAGACTTTTCCTGGGACGAAAGTAAATCAAAAATAGTTCAATATATAAAAGAAAACTCACTTACATTTGAAAAGCTAACAGAAGAGCAAGTTAAGTCTCTTATTGGTGATATAGGCCCTAGGGGTCTTAAAGGCTCAAAGGGTGAGCGCGGTATTCCTGGTGATAATTTTGACTGGGAAAATCATCGTGAAGAAATACTTTCAAGAATAGATTCGAATAAACTTAGTTTTTCAGACTTCACAGACGACGAAGTTCAAACCCTTAAAGGCCCTAGAGGTTATAGAGGTCAAAAGGGTACTAGTGGTAAAAGCGGCTCACCAGGACTGGATGGAAATTCATTTAATTGGGATAGTCACTTAGAAGATGTTCTTAAATTAATAAACTCTAATAAGTTAAAGTTCTCAGATTTCACAACAGAAGAAATTTCAAAGATTTCTGGAAGGGACGGACTTAAAGGCCCTAAGGGTATATCTGGAAAAGATGGTATTGATGGATCTAGCTTTTCATGGAATGATCACGAAAATAAAATATTTGAAAGAATCGATTTTAATAAACTAAAATTTTCCGACTTAACAGAAGATGAGCAGTTCTCTCTTAAAGGTGAGCGTGGTTCTCGTGGACAAAGAGGGAAAGCTGGCAATGATGGCTTATCAAGTTACGATACATGGTTAAAAGAAAATGACGGATCTGAAAAAGATTATTTAAAATCATTAATTGGCAAGGGTGGTGTTCCTGGTATTCAGGGCATACAGGGTGCTCCTGGTGTTTCGGGAAGAATGGGCCTTGACGGAAATGATGGTGAAGATGCTCCAGTCATTATAGATATTCAACTAAGAGAAGATCGCGGAACGTTTTATTTTATATTTTACTTTGATAACGGATCTCAAGTTGAAACTAGGTCTATTGATAAACCAGTAATAGAAAGCATTATTCAAAACACTGTAATGTATGCAGGTGGTGGTAGCTCGACTGGTGGTGCATCTGTATTAGAAGTTTATAAAGATAGCATATTAATTGGCCTATCTGAATCTTTGAATTTTGCTGGAGACAATATAAGTGTCTCTTACGACGAAGAAACAAAACAATCTACAATAAGTGTTACTGAGCCAGATCCTACATGTATAGATGTCCTTGACGAAGGGACTTTTGCAACAACATGTTTAAAAAGCATGAACTTTGTTGGTGAAGGCGTAACGATAGAAAACATAACAACAATTTCTGACTGGGACACGCTCACAGAAGTTACATCGATGGCAAATTATCTAGTAGAAGATACGGGCCATATTGTTGTTAATGTTCCACAGCAAGAAATAACAGCAAAGCTTGGACTGACAAGAATAGCTACTGGCGCAATATCTAAATTTGATTTAATTAGACTTGTATCGAGTACGAATGTCTCTAAGGGATCAAGCGACACTTCTGTAGAATCAAAGATTTCTGGAATTGCACTAAACACAGCTGCAGATGGTGAGCCTGTTGACTTTGTTATGTTTGGAATTATTGAAGATGCAAGTTTCACATTTGCTTTATCAGCAAAACTATTCTTACAAAGTGACGGATCACTAGGAACAACACCTCCTAGCACAACTGGAGATTTTGTTGTAGCCTCTGGTGAGTCACTTGGAATAGGAGCAATTTTTATTAAAATACAAGAGCCAGAGGGGATCGTATGAGCTACTTAGTTTTAGCTAGAGATACCTCTGGTAATAAAATACAAGTCGATCCATTTTCAATAGGTGGCGCGAACGTAGTTATACCGACAGTGCCATGTCAGGCATCTGTTTTTGTCGGAGCTGCAGTTGTTATGCAAGCAAGTGGAATAGCAAGAAACGCATTAGCAGACTCTCTGACAAATTCGAATGTATTAGGTATAGTAGAATCAAAATCTTCAAGTGAAGTTTGTAATATAAGAGTACTCGGTACAAGTGCTGAGATATTTACAGGGCTGGACGTTTCAAAAGAATATTATTTGAGCGAAACAGTTGCAGGTGAAATATCAACGCTGCCACCGACAAGTTCTGGGAGTGTAATATTAAAAATAGGTCAACCATTTAGCTCAACAAAGATGCTGGTGAGTAAGGGCCAAAGAACAGTGAGGGCATAATGGCAACAAAGAAAGTAGAGAGAAAAGCTAAGGTTAGAAAATTAAGTGTTGATGAGCTTGTTAGAACAACTACTACTAATAGCAAATCACTCACTCAAGACAAAAGAGATATCAGAGTTAGAAGCTAAGATCAGAGTACATGAATCAAGAAATAAGTTAATACTTGCAGATCACAAAAAATTCGTTGATGATTTAAAAGAAAGACTAAAGTTAAAAGACAATTGGGGATATAATCCCGAAACTGGTGAAATCAAGGAGTAAGATATGGCCGAAAGAAAATTTTTGTATGTAGGAGCCGATGGGTTGCCTATTGAGAGTGCAGGAGCGTATGAAAGTGGTGATCACGTTTCAAGTTCTGCTGGTGCTGGAGATGCTGGAAAGCCAATCTTATTAGATGGTGACGGTAATATAGATGCATCAATGATTAATGATGCAGATGTTGCGCATGATAGTACTGGTGGGATGGCAGCATCTACTGGACATACCTCGTTTCCATTACTGAGTGGGACTAGACCTTTTACTGGTAATCAGTCAATGGGTAGTTTTAAGATTACAAGTCTTGCTGATGGTGTTGACGCAAATGATGCTGTTAACAAGAGTCAGTTAGATGCATTAGGTGCTGGGTTTGACCTTAAGGAAAGATGTAGAGTAGCAACAGACGCTGCACTACCTGCTTATACTCCGTCTGGTTCCGGTGTTGGTAAATTAATAACAATGGACGCTGTTGGTATATTAGTAATCGATGGTGTTAATACTGTTTTAAGTGATAGGATCTTAGTAAAAGACGAGGCAACTGCACATGCAGATCACGGTATTTATGAAGTTACTACTGAGGGTACAGCTGGTGTAGCAGCAATCTTAACAAGAGCTACCGATGCAGATGGCGATCCAGCTGGTGAAGTAAGTAACGGTATGTTCTCTTTCATTTTAGAAGGTACAAACAATAGTAATAGTGGTTGGGCACTTATTACATCACCACCAATTACTGTTGATACAACTGCTCTTGAGTTTTCTCAATTCCAAGGTCTTCCAAATTATTCTGCATCTCTAGGTGTTGAGTTAGTTGGTTTAGACTTTAGAGCAGACTTAGTTTCTTCTGGTGGTATTAAATTAATTGGTAATGAATTAGCAGTAGAGCCAAATGACTTTGCTGGATCTGGTATGGTTGATGACGGTGCTGATAACTTGGCAATTGACTGGTCAACTGCATTTAATGATTCAAAAGCAATCAAGGCTAGTGATTTAAGTTCTAATACAAATGGTTTTGGTGCAAGTATTATTGGTATCGAAGATACTAATGGCTATTTCACTGCAACTGATCAAGAGGGTGTTAACGATGAGTTGTTTGGTCTTATTGGACAACCTGGAGTTACTTACGTTGTTGATACTGCAGGTGTTACAAAGGGCGACATTGTTTATGTTTCTGCAAATGATAAGATTGCTCCGTATAGTAACTTGGCACAATCTCACAGAGGAATTGGTTTAGCACTTAGTACTGAAATCTCAGCTGCAAACGTTAAAGTCTTGGCAAATGATTCAGTTCTTACTGGTGTACTTACTACTGCTACTGCAGGTGACCCGTACTACTGGGATGGTTCTGTTTTAAGCAGCACAATACCATCTACAAGTGGTAGTTACGTGTGGCAAGCAGGTGTTGCTAAAAATGCAACTGACCTTCATGTTGAAGTTCGATTTGTTAAGAAAAATGCATAATTAATAATGGGGGCCATTGGCCCCTGTTCTTATTGGTAGAAAATGGTTGATAAAGTAAAAGTTTTAATTATTGAAAGAAATGGCACTGAGCTTTCGTATCAAGAGGAAGGTAAACCTACCTCTGACTACATTGAAGCAAAGGGTATTTCTTTTGAATCAAGCGATTATCTTTTGGAGAAAATTGGAAGAGTATTAAAAGAAACATACCCAACACACTCTTTTAAGTACGGGTACTCTGGAGATGATATTTCATACGAAGAGTTTTATATTACAACAACACAAATAACAACAAACCGAGCAATGAGAGGCGACTTCACATATAGTGGTGATAATATTACTTCAGAAGCTTGGAAAATATATGATACAGATGGTACAACTGTACTAAGAACAATAACTCTAACACATACATATACTGGTGATGATGTTACGAAAACAGAGGCAGTTGAATCATGAGAGGAATACTAAGCAGGATACAGGGATGGGTTAAATTAAAAGGCGCAACTGATAGCACTAACATAGGAAACACTGGTGACTCACTTAATACTAACGTAACAAATCAAGTAGATGTGCAATTTGCGAACTTAGCGACAGATCCATTTGAAAGACTGGTTGTTGCTCAACCAGAATCACTGTTTGAGTTCTCTCACTTTGGGGTTACTCCTGGGCTGTGGGATGAGGAACTTACTGGATCTGGAACTGGTGTACAGGACACAAATACACCATCATATAAAATAAGTACAACAACAGCGAGTGGCGATAAGGTTCAAAGAAAATCAAGAAGGAATATAGAGTACATACGAGGGAAGTCATCTCTTTGGTATTTATCATGTAGACCAGGAACGGCCAAGGCAAACCTAAGAAAGAGATGGGGTGGGTTTGATAGCAGCAATGGTGTATTTTTCGAGTTAAACGGAACAGAGTTTAAGGTTGTAAAAAGGTCAAAGTGTACTGGATCAGTTATTGATACAAGTAAAGCACAATCAGCATTTAATGGGGATAAGCTAGATGGTACTGGTGACTCAGGAGTAACAATAGATTTCGATATGCAAAATATATTCTGGATAGAGTTCTCATGGTTAGGTTCGAATATAATTAGATTTGGTATTCTGTATAACGGAAAAAGAATAACAATGCACACGATGAACTACTCGAATATTATAAATGTTCCGTGGTCTCAATATGCGATCTTTCCATTTGCGTATGAGCAGGAAAATACTGGAACAGTAGCTAGCTCTAGTGACTTTTATTTGTCGTGCGGATCTGTAATTTCTAATGGTGGTAATGAGCTAGGGTTTAATCATATAACATCTATAAGTACAGGAACAACTGCGAAGAGTCTAAGTACTACTCCGATACTAGTTGCTGGAATTAGAACTAGATCAGGAAAGGAACATTTGTCAATAAAGCCATTAGCGTTTGATTTTTTACCTGCATCTGGAACACCAAATTGTTATTACAGAATATTGTACAATCCAACTATTGTTAGTGGTTCATGGGTTAATAAGGGACATATAGCAGATGGCCTATCTAGTTATTCTTCGTACTCTGGTGGCAGCGTTATAAAAGAAGGGTACTTTGATCTTGGAAGTTCTGGTGGTGGTGGTGGTGGTGGTGGTGGTGGTTCTATTAAGGGCACTAGTCTTACATCTGTATTAATGTTAAATAGCACTCACATAGGAAGCTCTATTAATGGATCTTCAGATGTCATAGCAATGGAAGTTAGAACAATATCTTCAAGTGGATCAGTTCACTTTACTGGTTCAATTAAGGAGTTTGTATAATGAATTTTAGTAGCCCCCATAAAGATGCAAGATTAAAAGGATTGCTATTTGAAGATATACCTACTGGTATTTCGATAGTTGAATATATATTTGAATATGATTGCGCGTTTAATGGTGCAGCTTTGTTTTCGGATGTAACAAGTATTGGCTCTTCATTAACAATGGAAACTCAGTACACAATTGACGGTGGCACTACATGGCTTAGGTATAAGAAATTCGCAAAAGGATGGAATTTGTTTCCGAACTATGTGTGCAAGACAATTATGTTTCCAACAATGCCCAAGGCAGGAATTAAGTTATTAATCACGGCAGACAATAAGGAAGGCGGCCCAATTAATATTGGAATGAATTTATTTACATTTACAGACTTAGAAAAGGTTTCACCTTCGCTTGGTGAGCAAGGAGCAGACTGGTAATGAAAGATATTACAAAAAAAGTAACATTTATATTAATACCACTAATCGTTGTCTTGATACTGCTATATGATGTGTACGCAATAAGTATTGGTGATACAGAGGCAAGTATTAGCTCCTTAGTAATAAGATCTAGTTATGAGATGCCTTTGATGGTTTTCTTAATAGGTAACGCCATCGGAATACTTGAGGGCCATCTTTTTTGGCGAATGAAGAGAAATAAGGATACAATAGAAATAGACAATAGGAACTTTAAGGAATAACTATGAGCTTAGTAAGTTTAATTGACATGAAGGCATATCTCGGAATAGCAGACGCTTCTGAAGATACATACTTAACCAGTGAGCTTGATATGTTCACAGAAACAATTGAGCACTACTGCAATAGAAAGTTTGAGATCGCATCGTATACCGAGAGGATTTATCACAAGGATTTTTATAACACCAGAGATCACTATCTCTATCACTTCCCAGTTTCTTCAATAACTTCTGCAACAGAAAAAGCACTCGACGAATCAGATGTGGTTTTAAATACTTTATTAAATAAAAAGTTAGGTAAGATTAATATTCTTGATGATGGCGAGTACTTTACAAAGCTATTTAATAATACCGGAAGCAATGGTTATATCGAGTTTATATATGAGGCTGGTTATGCTAGTGTTCCGCACGAGATACAAGAGTCGGTAAAGCAGTTAGTTCAAGCTCGTTATAATAAAAGAAATTCTGGTGTCGATTTTAACTTTGGATCAAACGTTCAAAGAATATCAGTTCCAGGCGTAATCGGAATTGACTTTGATTACACATTAAGCACAAATGAAAGAACAAATAAATATGGAATGATACTTGGTGACTACCAAAACGTTTTTGATAATTACAGATCAGAGAGAACGATAGTTGGTGAAACGCAAGTAAGCTACATGGTGTAATATGAAAGCTCTTCAAAATGTAATGAATTATGTTATTAGTCTGCAAGGGATCGATGTTGTAATTAGAAGACAATCCGACTCTAGCGATAACCCAGTTAAGGCTGCTCAGTCAAATTATTTTAGAAGGCCCATAATTGATGAGCAGATAACTGGTACTGGTAGGTCGTATATTATATCAGCAAAAGATTTAGACTTTATTCCAAGGAGAGGAGATAGGTTTGTAATAAGTGCTAATGAATATTATTCAATTGAGCAAGTTGATGAATTAAGAGCACTAACTCAAGTTCTTGGGTACAGACTCTTTCTAACATAATGCTTGAATTTGATATTTCATATTCGAATGGAAGAAAAAAAGTCAAGGGTGTTGATAAGGTATTTTTCAATACAGCAAAAGACATGCTTGAATTTGTACAGCAAAACCTAGTTGTCATTGCAAAAGAATTTCTTGCGAAAGAGCAAAAAGATGGCGAGTTCCCAAAAAAAGATTATGTCACAATAACAGATGGTAAATTGAATAGACAGGAAGAGCTTGTAAGGCCGCTTGGAAAAATAGAATACGTTTCAAAGCTTGATGACATAACACAAGTTGTTCTTGGAGTTATGAGATTAGTTGTTGAGAGATCTCCAACTAGGTCTGGTTATTATCAATCAACAAATATTCTTCTATATAATGGAAAGGTAGTGGCCAAAGGAATATTTGAAACAAATGCATGGTTAAAAGTCGATAGAGATTACAAGCCAAGTGATAGGTTTAGAATTGTCAACCTAGCACCTTACGCTAGAAAGCTTGAAAGACTAGGAATAAAAAGAGGGACTAGAGGAAAGTCATCTGGAATGACCAGTGGAAAGAGTCGAACTGGAAAGAGCAAGAAAGGCGCAAAAATTCTCGCACCGAACGGAGCCTATTGGTTAGCTAAAAATACTGCCAGGAGAAAGTTTCCACAATTGAAAGATAATATAAAATTTAGTTTCATACCAGTATCTCCCAGTATTGCATCTAGTCAAAACACAAAGAGTTTTAGTCCTAACTCTTTTAAGTTTTCAACTGGCCAGGGAAAGGGAAGATCATATCTTTATCCTTCAATATCAATTACTATAAATGTAAACTCATTCTCTGAGAATAGTGGGTTTACAGAAGACGGGGGAAGATTATGAGTGGCGTATTAACCAGGACAGAGATCAAGAGTTACTTTGCATCAAATTCAGCTGAGAAGCTTGTAGACATATCAGGTGAGTTTAGAGAGCTTAGAAATTTACTTGAGGATGAGTCAATAACAATTGATGACTCGTGGGTAGCTATTCAGTTTGTTGGAAACTCAGAAGAGATGGTGTCTGTTCCAAAGGGATGTTATCGCGAATTTGGAACTATTTCATTCCATGTAGTTGCACCTATTGCAATCGGAGCAATTGACGGTATATTAATTAGGTGTGAAACTATAAGAAGTTTGTATAGGGGAAAGAGAATCAATGACATAATAATTGAGTCTGTTACTCCACCAAATACTGAAATAGGCACAACAATAGATTTTGAAAACAATTTTATGAGTGCAAGTTTTTTTGTTGATTATTATAGGGATATAAAGGAGTAAGTAATGTCTAGTAGTAACGAAGTACGGATTGCGTACATAGAGGAAACTGTTTATGGTGAAACACCAGCTGCAGGTAATTTTAAACAAACAAGATTCACAAGTGATGGACTTAATGCTGCTCCTGAGACAGTAGAAAGTGCTCAGATTAGAACTGACAGACTTAGTTCTGGACAGGTTCTTACTGGCTTAACAATCGGTGGCGACTTACCAGTTGAATTTGCAAAAGCTCAAGACGTTGATGACTTCTTTGAAGGCGCAATGATGAGTTCATGGGCAACTACTGGTGCGGTCACGATTGACTTAACTGTAGATATAACTGCTAAGACAATTACTAGATCAGCTGGTGATTGGAACTCGGATGTTAAGGTTGGAGATACGATTTTCTTGGACGGAATGGATGATACTGAGAATGACGAAACTGTAATGGTTGCAAAAATTGTAAGTGCAACTGTAATTGATTACATAGGGCCAAGCACGATGGTTGATGGATCTGCTACTGGCTCTACATTTCAAAAAGGTGACGAGATCTCAATAGGAACTGCAAAAAGATCTTTTGCGTTTGAAAAGAAATTTAATGATTTAACTGATAAAGGTATTATTTACAATGGTATGTATGTCGATGGTTAAAGGTATTATTTACAATGGTATGTATGTCGATGGTTTTAACTTAACAGCTGCATACGGTGAAATTGTAAATGGATCTTTTAACTTTGTTGGAGCTGATTACTTAACAGCTGATGCGGCTGCTGAGTTAATTACAAACTTAAGAACTGTTGATGCTGCACCGACAAGTACATCATTTAACGGATCTATTGACATGGCGTTTCTTGCATCATCTTCTGGAGCTTCTTTTTCTGGAGTTGATTTCTGTATTCAGTCAATCGATATAACTCTGGCCAATAATAACACAGCTCAGAATTGTGTTGGAAAGATTGGGCCAGATAATTACTCGCTAGGAACTGCGAATGTAAACGTTTCTCTTTCTGTTTATTTATCAGATGATACATGGAGTTTTCTTGATAAAAAATTATCACAAGATTCATTCTCACTAGGATTTATTGTTAAAAATAGTGGTGGTTGGTATGCATTTTTTATCCCAGCTCTTCAAGTTGCATTTGACGATCCTACCAGTGGTGGTCAAAACACTGACATTGTTATGGATATGTCTGGAGTTGGTAAAGTTGGTGCGAATGGTGAAAAATCCCTATTTATCTATAAGTCAATTTAGATAGTATAGGTATTTCCCTTAGAATATTGCCCTTGTCTTTGACAGGGGCTTTTTTTTGTACAAAAATCTACATATTCTAAAAGGAGATATTTATGAAAACTAATCTAAGTTCGATTTACGAGACAAACAAAAGCATTGAAAAGGACGGAAAATGGTTTGAGCTAACAAAGGAAGTTTCTTTTAAGCTTAAGCGAATGGGTGGGGCCAACAGTGGTCGTTTAGCAGAGATTAGAGCTATGCACTTTAAGCCGTATGCTAGACAAATTAAAAACGATACCCTAGATAAAGCAATCCAAGAAAAGCTATTCATTAAAGTTTTTGTTGATGGGTGTCTAGTTGACTGGAAAGGTCTTGTCGATGACGATGGTATAAAAATAGAATACACAAAAGAAACTGCCATTGAGTTGTTACTAGGTAGTTCGGACTTATTTGACGAACTAATTGCCATGGCCGACGACATGTCTAGTTTCAAAGAGGATGCAGAAGATCTGGGAAAGTCCTAGAGGAGTATCTTGAATGGGATGATAAATACCCAGACAAGGACTTTTACTATAATTTAGTTGAAAAAGGAGCAGACGTACAAACTGTTCCAAATGTTGACTTTTTTACTTTTTACATTGAAGCTTTTGTAGAGCTATCATCGTGTAGACCAGTTGGCATGGGTGCTGCAAAAATACCTTTTACAGCTATATGCGAATACGCTAGAATTTATAGTGTGGAAGATTTTTACACGTTTAAGCATTTAATGAGAGTTATGGA